TTTTTTTATTTTTTTTCTTTTTACCACTAGTTCCAATTATTACTGCTACCTTTGTAGTAGACTTAGTTCCAGCAGCAGGCTTTACACCTTTGCCGATAATAATCATTAGAATACACCTTTGAATTTAATCTTCTTAACCTGTGCATCGTATTGACCACGAGATACACTTCCACCTTTAGCCATTCTTTTTACAGCACCACCTTTAGCCATGAAACCCATTTTGTTTCTCACTGCTGTTGGTAGTTTTGCTAGACCAGGATTCTTTTGTTTGTTTACTGGTTTTAAGTTCTTTTTCATTTTAAGCTCCTATACTTTTCATTCTATTACTTAATTCTTTTGCCCGATTAGTTGTCTGTTTATACCACCTGGAATCGATCATCTCATAGCTCGCACCCACATAGTTTAGTTCCGATAAACTTTTCCACATCATCTTAAATTTGGATACACCTGTTGGTCCAAGCTGAAACACCATCTCTATGATAATGCCTTTGGCTTGGTCATCCATATCTTGACAACCATTCATTTCAAATAATCTTTTTGCAGAGTCTTCTGCTTTTTTATAGTCGACATCAAAGATGCCATCTAAAAACTCTTTATCGTATTCTTTATCGTCTTCCCAAAATTCTTCTACGCATAAATGTCCGTAACCCACAGTTCTCTTTCCTAGGGTATCTAGGTATACTTTATTTCTGTAACCTTCGTGATGTTTGATTGATTCTTTTATCTTGTCCATGACCAATAACTTCCTTTACTGCCTGTTGTTTCTTCTGGGATGAAATCTTGCTGATGTGTAATTAACCATCCTTTTCTTAATCTTAACAGAGCTTGTGATGTTGAGTCTACCAAGTCATCATTCTTTGAATTAGGGAATGATGCACACTGAGAGATAACATCCTCTGCAAAGTCTCTATCTGGATACCATATTTTTCCAGATTCTAACAAGGGAGTAATTGAATGTACCCTAGACCTTTTATCCTGTTTCTTTGGATTAAAAGGTGTAATCGGTATACCCATTCTGGATAACTCTTGTACCAGCGATAGTCCACTTGCCTTTGCTTCTATTATAATTAAGTCGGGATTAAATTGGTTGTAATAATCTACAGCAACCCTTTTAAGTTCTGGGAACTCCCACTTGTCTCTTTTTGCTCCAAGCAATATAACATTGGATTCACCATTCTCATCCGTAAAGACACCCCACGTTGTACAAGCAGAATAGTCAGAAGACTTTCCTGTTGTATATGCAGTATCCCACGATTGTAAAATGTAATCACATGGAGGTGGTTCATCGTATTTCCATTTTTTCCACCACCATCGTTTCACAATGTTGCCTTCTTCTACCGAAGGTTTTTGTGCATACAAAGATGCCCACTCTCTCGTTCCGAGAGTTTTCTTAATTTCTTTTAGTCTAGATAAAGGATACGCTTCTTCCCACAGAGGTTTGCCCTCTTTACTCTTTAGAAGTTTAGCTGCTCGCTTATCTAGAATAGCTGGGAACTCTATTACTTCCCATCCTTCATGTTCAGTTTCTTTAAGAACCCATCCAGCCAAGTCATCTTCATGCCACCTGGTTTGGATAAGAACCACACTCCCACCTGGCATGAGACGTGTATATGCTGTTGATCTGTACCAATCGAGGAGGTTATTCCGCATGGCTTCTGAGTCTGCGTCTTCTCTTCCCTTAATAGGGTCATCGATGAGCAGGAGGTGAGCACCACGACCAGTAATAGCACTACCAGCACCAACCGCATAATATACTCCTCCTTGTGTTGTATTGAAACGTCTCATACTAGATGAGTCAGTTGCAAGTCCAACGTCTGGGAATATCTCTTGATATCTAGCATCTTGAAGTTGGTTTCTTACCTTTCGACCAAAGTCATCTGCTAGTTCCTGTCCGTATGTCGAACAAATAATATACTTCTTTGGGTTTCTGCCTAAGTACCAAGCGGGAAAGAACTCCGATGTTAGGATAGACTTTCCGTGTCTGGGTGGCATAAATATTGCAAGTCTCTTGATCTTACCTCTCTCCACATCTTGCAGTTTAGATGCAAGCAATTCTATGTGTGGGGGTGAAAGATACTCTTCCATCTGATATTTAGCATATCCGAGTAAAGTATTCTTTGCTTTCTCCTTTGACTCTACTTCTTTTAATTTAGAAACTAATTGTTCTAATTGTGCAACCTTCTGTCCGACATCACTTGATACTTTTGGCATTTCGTTTTTTTTTAGCCGATTTCGATGATTTTCGGTTTCTCCTCTTCTGGTATGTTTCTTACCAGATTTATCTTGAGAATACCATCCTCACTTTTCGCACTGCCCACTTCCATGTGCTCTGCTAAGTGAAAAGCCTTTTGGAACTTCCTAGTGGCTAATCCTTTGTGTACATAGTTGGCATCTTTCTTATCAGAAGCTCCTTGTACCTTGAGAATGTTTTTCTCTACGGATATATTGATATCACCTTTCTTGAAGCCAGCTATTGCCATCTCCAAGACATATTCATCTTCAGAGACCCTTTCTATGTTGTAGGGTGGATACTCTGATTTGCTTGTAAATGTATCAAGCATCTCGAAGGCATCTTCAAATCCTAAGAACATATTTCTTATATGATTTGGTATGCCATACTTATTTATTGTTGCTACGTTGTGCATATTAATCTCCTTCTATAGCAAGTTATCCCTAGTCCTTCATGGCACTAGGTATTCTTAATATGATTTGTCCAATTATATTTGGTATGTGTGGTATTAAACTATTTCCTAATGATTTAAGTCTGTCCATCCTTTGGGGTATCCCATAAGCCACTCTACCCACGTTGGGTTCAAGCTCCCACCATCCTTTGTCTCCTTGACTCTCATTGAAAGTCCAACTTGTTTGCCAAGACGTATTCTTCTCTGCACCACTGGGTCTGACATATTCCCTCTGTCTCTGTTGTCTGATGCGTTTGGAGTTGGCAATAATCCAGACTCTCTCCCTTTTGTGGTTTGCACCGATGCTAGAAGCTGAAATACTAAATGCCCTCGTGGCGTAACCTTCACTCTCCAAGTCCTCAAGTACGGAGTCGAGACCGAGTTTAATGTGTCCACTAACATTTTCTCCAATAACCCAAGTTGGTCGACACTCTTTGATAAGTCTAAACATTTCTGACCAGAGGTGTCTTTCATCTTGTTCACCCTTTTGGCTTCCTGCTGTGCTAAAAGGTTGACACGGGTATCCTCCTGTGATGATGTCAATGGTATTAATTCCATCTGATCTGAGTTTATCATATGTTAATCTTTTGATATCTTCGTATATTTTAACATTAGACCAGTGTTTTTGTAGTACCTTTTTACAAAACTCATCTTTTTCACAGAAAGCTACAGTTTCGAATCCCCCTGTTTTTTCTAATCCTAAAGAAAATCCTCCTATTCCAGAAAATAAATCTAGAACTTGTAACTTGTCCACTCAGAATAACTACCCTTTTTTACGATATTAATCAACACACAGTATGTGCAGTGTATGGATGTTATGTGTCTGCTGCTAGATGGGGGGTGGGGGTACAAAGTATCATCGCTACATCTAGGATTCTTTTTTGTTTTGTAGAAAATTAGTTTAGTTTTTCTTTCTCTTCTTTGTCTAATGGTTCTATTTCTATTCCATCACTTGCAAGACTTGTCATCAATAACATGATTTGTTTTTTTATTTCATCAGGGCTAGCTACGTTGTGAGTAATGCTTTCTGATCTTGATGTAATTCCACCAGTCATTATATTAAACATTTTCATTGCGTCAGTAACACTGTTAACAAGTGCTTTAATATCTTGTGGTGTTTCTATTTCTTTCATTACGTTTGATTTTAGTGCATCAGTTACTTTCTGTAATGCAAGATAACTAGTTTCCTGGAGGTCGCTTAATATCTTTTCTTGTTTATTAACCTCGTTGTTTATTATTCTTTTATTAAGTTTTTCGCTAACTTTTAAATCATGTTGCTTTGCAAGGTCTAACCAATTATTTTTACTACTCCAATTCCATAAAGTGTTTAAATGTGGTATCGAAATAGATTTATTCTTAATCATCTGATCGTATTTGTGCAATAATTCGCTGTGTAACTTTCTTATTGATCTAGTATGTTTAGGCATT